ATTGCTATTGCGTAGGAGAATGTAACTTGCTTACCAATGGAACGTGTGGCAATCGCTTTGATAAGTGGCTAGAGGGATACGATGTGCCGGTTGATCATAAATATGTATTTAGTACCATTGGCTACAATTTAAAGCCTCTTGACCTGCAGGGTGCCGTTGGGTCTGTACAACTCAAGAAGTTTGACGAAATTCACGAAAAACGTCGAAACAATTACCAGCGCATTGTCGATATATTCCAATTATTTCCGTCGTCAATAAGGGTGGTAAAGGAAAACGAAGAAGTGGAGTGTAGTTGGTTTGGGGTGCCAATTGTTTGCGAACAGCCCAATACAAAGCATGCGCTACAAAAGCATCTTGAACAGAATGGCGTGCAAACTAGAAATTACTTTGCAGGCAATCTTTTGTTGCATCCTGGTTACAAACATCTTGGCAATCCTAAGCAATTTCCAAATGCCTATCAAGTGTTGGATCGAGTTTTCTTCTTGGGATGCCACCCTGGCATGACTGATAATGATTTTCAATGGATAGAGCAAGTGATTGTTGAATTCCTGAAGGGCTGCTCCGTTGTAGCCGATGGCTATAATTGGGACATCGCTGGCTCATTATGAACAAAAAAGAACGTCAAGCTAAAATCTCAAAAGTAATGAGAGAGTTTAAAAGTGGCAAGTTGACCAGCAATGGCAAGCCAGTGGCAAATTACAAGCAGGCCGTTGCTATTGCCTTGTCTGAAGCTGGCATGACAATGCCCAAGAAGGATGCAAGTGAAGAATACATGCGAGCATTCATCCGTCAAGTGTTAAGCGAGGAAGAACTGATGGATCCCGAGGGAGAAGACTCGGGAAAGCCTTAAGGGGTGATGTGGAAAGCTTCGCCCCTCCATCGTCTGTACGGGCAGTAGCACGTCGCGGACTAGAGCTTCGCAGAAAATATGGCAAAGGCGGCTTGACCACGCAGGAAGCTGGGAAACAGGGCATTGGCAGTGGAGTGGCAAGGGCAACAAGCTTGGCCAATGGAGAGAAAATTAGTTATGAGATAATTAAGCGCATGGCTGCCTTCTTTTCAAGGCATGAAAAAAATAAAACTGGCGGTGAAGATGATGCAGGGAAAATCGCCTGGGATTTATGGGGCGGCGATGCTGGCAAGTCGTGGGCAGCTCGGATCATTAAGATGGTAGAGAGTCGTCAATCAAAGCCATGAGCCAATATGTTGAAGTGATCGAAGGAGAAGAAGAGGAAGGCATTGATGCGCATGAGGCTCTAGCAATTCTTTCGTCAAATGAGCATAGGGAAACCTCCTGCTGGCATCTAGTGGAGGAGCAGCATTTCAAAAATGGACGACTAGATGAAGTGCATGTTTTTGTAAGAAATGCATACGACAAACCTCACTCATACCTTGATCCAGTAAAGATGCTTGTTTTCGAGGTAAAGGCTATTGCCAAGTCGTATATCATGGAAAATATTGCCGATCAAATGCGCTCCGAGTCAGAAGATGACGAAGACTGAGCCTAAGAAGAAGATCGCATATTTACAACGAAATTGGGTACACCAAGAAGCCATAATATGCTGGTTCCATAGAGCCCGCTAAGTGTGGCCAATTGAACTGCGGACGGTTCATTTTCGCCTCTTTCCATGCGGCAATAAGTGGACTGTCCCACATGTAGATGCATAGCCACGTCTCTTTGAGAAAGGCCACTGTTTTCTCGAACCTCCTTGAGGCGAGACGCTACCAGCATCCTCCTTTCGTAATGAGGCAGATTGAAGGCGTTGACTTTGCTCTGCAAGAATTTCATACTTTTTGATTCGCGCATGAATCACAGCTCTCATTTTAATTGCAAAAACCAATTAGGATGGGTTTATGGATTCACGATCTTGCTTCCGTTACGACGTATCCACCATTCGCGGCTACGATGTCACGGATGAGGGCTACTTGAAAGTACGTGCTCGCATTGCTCGCACGGGCATTCAATCGTACACGGACGCAAATGGTGGCATCCGCTTGGAATATCGACCGGAATCTGAAGTGGCCTCCAATGAGGCTCTTGATAGTTTTCGGGAAAAGTGTGTGACCAAAGAGCATCCACCAGTGCTGCTTGATGCGTCTAACACTAAAGACTATGCAATTGGTTTTACCAGTGCAGATGTTTCATATTCCGATGGCTTCATTGAATCCACTGTCACTGTTACCGACAAGGAAACAATTGATGAAATAATGCGAGGTCAAATTCGCGAAGTTTCTTGTGGATACAAGGTTGATTACATTGACGAACCTGGTGTCACACCAGACGGTCAGCATTATGACGGCTATCAAAAAAATATCCGTGGTAATCATGTGGCCATTGTTAAAAGAGCAAGAGGCGGGCCTCAAGTGCGTCTCATGCTTGACTCAGCGGACGCCGCTGTGACTGAACTTTTCAATTCTCAAATAGGAGCAATTATGTCAGCAAACATTGTGTTTGATGGCGTTTCCTTTGAGGCTGATTCCGCCCTTGCGGGTGCTATCACTGCCGAGCGCGAAGACGCAAAGGCCAGTTATGCCGATATGAAGCGCAAGTACGATGAAATGGCTTCCAAAGCTTCCCAAATGCAGGAAGAAATGGATGCCATGCAAAAGGAAATGAAAGGCATGTGTGACGCTGCCGAAGGTCGTGCTGATGCTCTCGCTGAAGAAGTGGCAAGCATCAAGCTAGATCTGGAAGCAGCCGAGCAAGTGAATGTGGATTCGCTTGTGGAGCAACGCATTGCCCTGATTGACAAAGCCCGCACCAGCCTCGATTCGACCTTTGATTTCTCTGGCAAAACTGCCCGTGAAATCATGGAAGCTTCGATTAAGGCCGTGCGTGCTGATGCAGACGTGTCGGAACGCTCCGACGATTATGTGCAAGCTATGTTTGACACCTTAGCTGATCGCACTGACTCTGCCTCCACCGTTGAACTACGCAAGGCTGTTGCCTCTCTGGCAACCTCAAGTTCTGCTCCTTCCTCCTACATGGAGAAGATTCAGAACGCTTGGAAAAATCCTCTTTCCGTTTCTAAGGAGCACTGACTATGGCCGTTGTTTTTACTGCTTCAGGAACTGCTTCCGCTGGTGGCGTGCAACAGAGCTACGCTCTTGCGCATACCGCACTGCTAGAAGGTCAGCTTTCTGATATTCGCGACAACACCATTGGCACCTATGTCAATGAAACCGATGTTGTCATTCCTTTTGGCAACACTGTTGTCTACATGACCAGTGGCACCGTTGCTAATTCCGCAAAGACCATTGCCGCTACTGGCGACACTGTTCTAGGCGTGAACGTTCTCACCTACGTTGACGAAACTGCCTTGAATTCTGACAGCCGTCCTGGTGTCAAGGATAATCAAGCAATGAATGTTGCCAACGAAGGCGCAGTTGCCGTGTATGTCACTGGCGCTGTTACTCCTGCATCCCCTGTGCGCGTGCTGTACGCAGCAAGCGGCACTGGCAAGATTGGCCAATTCAGTCATGCCTGGGCATCCGGCAAGACCGTTCGCCTGTCAAACGCTCGCTTCCTGACCAGCACCACCACCAGTGGCATTGCAGTTCTGGAACTGAACGGACCAAGCTTCACCCTCTCCGCTGATTCTTAGGAGGAATTTTTGATGTCTGAATTTCGCATGGACGAAGCGGGTCTGTTTCTTGAGCGCCAGCTTGAGTACATCCGCCCCCAAGTATTTGAAGTCACCTATGCTGACATCAAATATCCCAGCATCCTGCCTGTAACTAGCGAAGCTGGCCCTGGCGCTCAAACCTTCACCTATCGGATCATGGATTCGACTGGTGAATTCCGTTTGATTGCTGATGCCGCTGATGATCTGCCCCGTGCCGACATCAGCCAAGTCGAAAAGAGCATCAACATTCGCTCTTTTGGTGGCAGCTTTGGTTACACCGTTCAGGAATTGCGTGCCGCTCAAATGGCAAGCATCGCTCTTGAGCAACGCCGTGCTACTGCTGTGCGTCGTGCTTATGAAGAGAAGGTTGAAAGCCTGGCAATGTTTGGCGAATCATCCGTTGGACTTGCTGGTTTCTTCAATAATGCCGCTGTGGACATTGTTGCTGCAGACAAGTGGTTCACCACTGCTGCCGTCACCTCTCAGGAAATGATTGACTTGCTTAACTATGGCGTAACTGCCATCATTAATGCGTCGAAGCTGAAGGAACAGCCCGACACCGTCTTGCTGGCTTACGAAGACTATCGAGTGATCAGCACTCAGCGTTTCTCCGATTCCTCGGACTTAACTGTGCTGGAATACTTCCTTCGTACCAATAATTACATTCGTAACATTGAGCCGATCAATCAGCTTGACGGTGACAACAGTGTGCTCAACACGAATCGTATGGTGGTTTACAAGCGTGATCCACAGAAAGTGCAACTGCACATTCCTCAACCGCTTGAG